ATAAATAATGGCAATAACAACAACTTAGAGCGTCAACAACATGACGCACAGTGTTACGAGGTAAACTTTATGAATTCTGGGATTAATGTATATGCTGGAGAGGATTTTTAAAAGCTTGGCAATTCTTTTTATTCTTTTTCTATGCTATCTTTTTACGAAAGCTGAACAGGAATATATAGACGATGATGATGAGGTTAATTATTAGTGTGCTGCTTCTGGTAGGCTGCACAGCTACTTTAAATAAAAAGGCAGACCTATGCCCCAAGTTCTATACCTATATGTGTGAGAGCATCGGCTCCCATGAAGACTGTTGGTGCGAAGATACTAGGCACTTAGAAGGGCAGTTAAAACTAATACAACAACAAGCTTTTAAAAGAGATAGGTATAAATACTAATATGACAAAACCAAATTCAAGACAAACATTCATAGATTACTGCCTCAGAAGCCTTGGTGCTCCTGTTGTTGAAATCAATGTTGACGACGATCAAGTGGAAGATAGAGTAGATGAAGCTTTGCAGTTTTATCAACACTATCATTCTGACGCTATTGAAAAAGTATATCTAAAACATCAGATAACAGCTGACGATATAACTAACGGGTATATCCCAATTAATACACTTATCACAGATGTAGTTCGAGTCATGCCCATTAGGGATACAATAACTACTAATAGCTTGTTTGATGTTAAATATCAGATTCATTTAAATGACGTATATAGTTTAGGGTTCTTAGGATCCTTAGTTGATTATGAAATGTCACAGCAATGGATGTCTTTACTGGATGATATTATGGATTCAGATGATAAACACATTTCATTTGAAAGACATAAGAATCAGCTGAGAATTGATATGGACTGGACCCAAGAAGTATCCGTAGATCAGTATATAGTTGTGGAATGTTATAGAATTATTGATCCAGATACATATACTGATGTATATAATGATTATTATTTAAAGAGATATGCTACTGCGCTCATTAAACAACAATGGGGTCAGAACTTATTAAAATTTGAAGGCATGACTATGCCTGGTGGTGTTACATTCAATGGTCGACAAATCTATGATGATGCTAGAGAAGAAATTAAAGAATTAATAGAGGAAGTCCGATTGAATTGGGAACAACCAGTCGATTTCTATACGGGGTAAATCATGCCTAGAAATGTATATTTCAGTCAGGCTGTTAAATCGGAACAAAATTTATATGAAGATTTAATAATTGAATCACTCAAAATTTTTGGGCAAGATGTCTATTATATTCCTAGAACTCTAGTTACTAGAGATAATGTATTGGGAGAAGATGCAGCTTACAAGTTTGATGATGCATATTTATTAGAGGCGTATATAGAAAATCAAGATGGGTTCGAAGGATCCGGCGACTTATATAGTAAATTTGGTGTTGAAATTAGAGATGAGGCTACATTTATTATCTCTCGATCACAATGGAATAAATTTATAGGACTTTGGAATAATCAAGTATATACTTCTAAACCATTGGAAGGTGATATTATATTCTTACCAATGACAAATAAGTTCTTTGAAATTACCTTTATAGAACACGAACAACCATTCTATCAATTATCCAATTTACCTGTATATAGGTTACAATGTGCTCTCTTTGAATATAATGATGAGGACTTTGAAACTGGTCTTGAATTAATAGATGATTTATCACAGACAAGTGCATATACAGAATCTTTTGATGTAACAGTTACAAGTGGTAATCACTTTAAACAAGGTGAGATAGTATCACAGACATTGGTTGCAGCAAGTGATTCTACTCCTGCAATAATTGTATCAGGAGAAGTTGCAACGATAACTAAGATCAGTAATATCCGTGCAACAATTAGTTTGAGTAATATTAATGTTACTGGTTCTTCTGGTGAGGCAAGGGCATTTATTATTTCCAATACATTAGGTTTAGTAGGATCCGAATCGACCAATACTTGTTTTATTATTAAAATTTATGGACTTACAGATACCATAAATACATTTGCAACCGATGGTGGTGCAGAAAATGTGGCGTTCGAAATAGCGGCTGATGGTTTCTTAGACTTTACTGAAACCAATCCGTTTGGTGACCCATCGGAGACTTATTAATGTTTGGGACTCACTTCTATCATTCAACCATGAGAAAGGCCGTTGCAGTCTTTGGTACTATATTTAATAATATTAGTGTTATTAGAACCAAAGCTGATGGTTCTGTTTTAAATCAAATAAAAGTTCCTTTGGCCTATGGCCCGAAACAAAAATTCTTGGCTAGATTGGATCAGAGTACTGGCGCAGATGCCAACATGGCAATAAAACTTCCAAGAATGGGATTTGAAATAACATCATTGGAATTAGATTCTACCCAAAAATTAGCCAAAAGAAATATTATAACCGAGACACATGCCTCTGATGTAACAAAGAAGAAAACAATTAAACAGCAAGTTGCCTATAATATAAATGTGTCTTTATTTGCCATGGCAAAGAATCAAGATGACGGTTTACAGATAATAGAACAAATACTTCCATACTTCCAACCTGAATATACAGTCACAATAACTCCTGTAACTGGATTTGCTTATAAACAGGACGTTCCTATTATATTAACAGGTGTAAGTATTAGTGATGATTACGAAGGCGATTTTTTAACAAGAAGAGCCTTGATATATCAAATGGACTTTACAATGAAAATGAAATTTTTTGGTCCTACAGATAACCAAGCAGTGATACGAGAAATTAACGTAGATCTTAATAATAGTGTGGAAGGTTCGGATATTTTAGAAAACATGGATCTCACTATTGATCCAACTACTACCGGTGAGGATGATAACTATACTGTTACAACTACTATCAGTTAAATATTATTATGGATAAAAAAGATAAACTTTCTGCAAGTTTACAGAAAAACTTGCCTATCAAAAAACCTAGTCAAGTATATATCGATAAGAAAGATATAAAAGATGACTACGAGTATTCCAGAAAAACATATAAGGATCTAATAGACACAGGCGTTAGGTCGTTGGATGTTCTGGCAGAACTTGCAAGGGAATCTGAACACCCTCGCGCCTTTGAAGTATTATCCAAAACAATAAAAGATATTGGAGATACTACAGAAAAATTAATGGACCTACAAAAGAGTAAGAAAGAAATAAACAAAGTAGAGGCCGAGGAAAAGAAACAAAAGACAAATAAAAAACTATTTGTTGGATCCACTACAGAATTGCAAAAAAAAAAAAAAAAAGAAAATGAAAGAATAATTTACGATGCAGAGGATAAAGAATAACGAATTTGGGTATCTAGGTAATCCTTCTGTAAAAAGAGATGGCGTAGAAACACAATTCACAAAAGAAGAAGTCCAAGAATACACTAGATGTATGAAGGATCCTGTTTATTTTGCACGTAAGTATATTAAGGTAATATCTTTGGACAAAGGTCTTGTTTCTTTTGATTTATATCCATATCAGGAAAAGATGTTTTACCACTTTAATGATAACAGATTTTCTATTATTCTAGCATGCCGTCAGTCTGGTAAATCCATTTCTTCTGTTGTATATTTACTATGGTATGCATGTTTTCACCCAGAAAAAAATATTGCAATATTAGCCAATAAGGGTGCAACGGCAAGAGAAATGTTGGCAAGAGTGACTCTTGCACTAGAAAATTTACCTTTCTTTTTACAGCCTGGGTGTAAGGCATTAAATAAAGGTTCTATTGAATTTTCCAATAATTCAAAAATTATAGCATCGGCAACGTCTGGTTCATCTATTCGTGGTCTTTCTATTAACTTGCTCTTCTTGGATGAGTTTGCATTCGTAGAAAATGATGCGCAATTCTATACATCAACATATCCTGTTATATCATCTGGTAAAGATACAAAGGTTATTGTAACATCTACTGCCAATGGTATAGGTAATGTATATCATAAAATATGGGAAGGCGCTTCACAAGGAACCAATGAATATAAACCATTTAGAGTGGATTGGTGGGACGTACCATCGCGTGATGAAAATTGGAAAAAAGAAACAGTTGCAAATACATCAGAACTACAATTTGAGCAAGAATTCGGAAATACATTTCACGGCCGCGGTAATACACTTATTGGTGCAAATTATTTACTATCGCAGATGTCAATTGATCCGATAGAACATAAAGAAAACATAAACATATATTTAAATCCTATAGAAGGGCATGAATATGTAATGACAGTGGACGTGGCGAAAGGTCGTGGCCAAGATTATTCAACATTTAATATAATTGATATTACAGCAAGACCCTTTGAACAAGTGTGCACATTTAGAGATAATAATATATCTCCAATGTTATTACCCGATTTAATTTATAAATATGCAAATCATTATAACAGGGCATATGTCATCATAGAGAGTAATGACCAAGGTGCCGTAGTGTGTAATGGTTTATATTATGATTTAGAATATGAACAGATGTTTGTAGAATCATCTATTAAGGCAAATGCATTAGGTGCCACAATGACCAGAAGAGTTAAAAGAATTGGCTGTTCTACTGTAAAGGACTTAATAGAACAAAAGAAATTAATAATACGAGATGCCGCTACTATTGTAGAAATGAGCACGTTTGTGTCTAAGGGTAGTTCGTATCAGGCAATACTACCGAACCATGATGATTTAATGATGAACCTAGTATTGTTTGCATGGTTTGTTACAACAGATATATTTGAAAGTATGTCCAATATTGATATGAAAGATATGTTATACAGAGAAAGATTAAAGGCAATACAAGATGATATGTTACCATTTGGGTTTATACCAGAGTCTGAAGATACTCCTAAGGGTGAAAAACTATTAGGGGATGATAATCTTTGGTTTGAGGGTGAGTCGTTTGATCGACTTCTGCGTTAGGATGTGGTTATTTATAAATATTAATAGTGAATATTCGTATTATGAAAACATATTAACTAACTCAATGAGAGGATAAAGCGATGGCATTTCAAGTATCACCAGGGGTTGAAGTTAAAGAAATTGATGCATCGGACGTAGTTCCTGCAGTATCAACTTCTATTGGCGGATTCTCTGGGTCATTTAATTGGGGTCCGGTAAATGAGATTGTATCTGTTTCTTCTGAGAAGCAATTAGCGGATACATTTGGAACACCAGATTCCGAAACATATAAATACTTCCTTACAGCCGCGTCATTCTTAAAGTATGGCAATGCATTGAAAGTGGTACGTACCAAAACAGGGCATGATAATGCAACTGTAGTAGGTGCCGGTACCGTAATCGAAAATAGAAGTGTTTATAACAACTTGACTTTGAGTGGAATATCACAAGGAGCTTGGGCAGCTAAATACCCTGGTTCATTAGGTAATTCCCTTAGAGTTTCAGTATGTCCTGCCAATGCTACGGCATGGGCCGCGTGGACATACGCATCAAGCTTTCCTGGGCAACCTGGCACATCAGAATACGCATCAAATTTAGGGCAAACTTCTGCCGTTGATGAAATGCATATTGCTATTATTGATGAAGATGGTTCATTCTCAGGTAAAACTGGCACAGTATTAGAAACTTTTGAATACGTTTCTCAAGGTTCTGATGCTAAAACGGCAGATGGAACTTCAAACTATTATGCAGATGTAATTAATAATAATTCTGAATATATTTGGTTCTTAGCCGCACCTACTGGATTATCAGATGCAGGTAGCGCAATTTCGGCTACTTCAACATTTACAATCGTAACAGCGGCTGTAGAGAATAGTCTATCAGGTGGAAGTGACGACAATACACCAGATCCCGGCGATATAGTGGATGGATTTGGATATTTTGCAGATTCAGAAACTGTGGATGTAAATTTATTATTTGCATATCCTGACGCAGCTAGTGCCACTGAAATTGCAAATGATTTAATTGCAAAGGCAATGACAAGAAAAGACTGTATGGCTTTTGTTTCACCACCTATTGGGAAATCAGTTGGGACTGCAAGTCCTACTGCTGACGTAAGTAGTTGGGCAGCCGATCTTACATCTACTTCATATGCATCAACTGATTCATCAGCTGTATATATCTATGATAAATACAATGATGTATATCGTTGGATTGGAGCGGCAGGTCACCAAGCAGGTTTATGTGCAAATGCTGATAACGTAGCTGATACATGGTTCTCACCAGCTGGTGTAAATCGTGGTCAATTACTAGGTATTACTAAACTAGCTAATAACCCAGTAAAAGCAGATAGAGATACTCTTTATAAAGCAAGAGTAAATCCAATTGTATCGTTACCTGGACAAGGAACAATATTGTTCGGAGATAAAACACTATTAAGCAGACCTTCTGCATTTGATCGAATCAATGTAAGAAGATTGTTTATAGCATTAGAAAAAGCAATTGCAACTGCTGCAAAAGCTCAACTATTTGAATTCAATGACGAGTTTTCTCGTGCACAATTCAGAAATTTAGTTGAACCATTCCTTAGGGATATTAAAGGCCGAAGAGGTCTTACAGACTTTGCAGTTGTATGTGATGAATCAAATAATACTGGTCAAGTAATAGATACTAATAGATTTGTGGCAGACATCTTTGTCAAGCCTGCAAGGTCTATTAACTTTATTACATTGAACTTTATTGCAACAAGAACTGGCGTAGATTTCTCTGAAATCTCTGGCATATAAGGGAGAATAAAATGGCAATTTTAGGCGTAGATGATTTTAAATCAAAACTCGTTGGAGGTGGCGCACGTGCTAACATGTTCAAAGCTACTTGTAACTTTCCAAGTTATGCACAAGGCGATGTTGAACTAACTTCTTTCTTATGTAAAGCCGCTCAAGTGCCAGCATCAATAATCAGTCCTATCATGGTACCTTTCCGTGGCAGACAATTACAGATTGCTGGAGATAGAACATTCGAACCATGGTCAATAACTATTATTAATGATGTTAAATTTGAGGTTCGTGGTGCTTTTGAGAAATGGATGGATGGTATCAACAACCACAATGAGAATACCGGACTATCAAACCCTACTGATTATCAGGCTGACATGATTGTAGAACAATTAAATAAAGCCGGAGACGTCACCAAGAGCTACGATATCCGCGGAACTTTCCCAACTAATTTAGGTGCAATTGAACTGTCTTATGATAGTGAAAATGCAATTGAAGAATTTACTGTTGAACTACAAGTTCAATATTGGGAGTCCGATACTACATCATAGTTTGGTGTATAAATATAATAAACGGAGGGATTAATTTCCCTCCCGATATTATTTAGGAGATATACATGGCCGATTTTTTTGGTTTTGAAATAAAAAGGAAATCTGAGGAGCCCGTCCGGCCGTCCTTTGTTCCTAATACGGATGAAGATGGTACTGGTGTAATAACTAGCGGCGGCCACTTTGGAGCGTATCTTGATTTAGATGGTGATAAGGCTAAGAATGAAATCGATCTAATTTATAAGTATAGGGACATTGCAGCTCAACCAGAGTGTGATGCCGCTATTGAAGATATTATTAATGAATCCATTGTAGGTGATAATGATGAAGCACCTGTTAATTTAATACTTGATCAATTAGAAATTTCAGATAAAATTAAAGAATCTATTAAAAACGAATTCGAAACAGTATTAAGATTATTAAATTTTAATGCATATGCACATGATATATTCAGAAAGTGGTATGTGGATGGAAGATTACCATATCATATTATTATTGATGATAAAACCCCCAAGGGTGGTATTAAAGAATTAAGATATATTGACCCTACCAAATTAAGAAAGGTTAAAGAGATCGAAGAAACAAAAGATCCTAAAACCGGGGCCAATATAATTTCAAAAATAGACGAATATTTTTTATTCCAAGATAGTAATATGAGTGCAACAAGTACTGGATTAAAGATAAGTCCAGATGCTATATGTTATGCGACTTCTGGAATGCTAGATCCTAGTAGAAAAAGAATATTATCTTATTTACATAAAGCAATTAAATCTGTCAACCAACTTCGGATGATGGAAGATTCTTTGGTTATCTACAGAATTAGTAGAGCGCCAGAACGTAGAATCTTTTATATCGACGTTGGTAACCTACCAAAAGGTAAGGCAGAAGAATACCTTAAAGGTATTATGAGCCAGTATAGAAACAAATTGGTATACGATGCCAAGACTGGTGATATAAAAGACGATAAAAAACATATGTCAATGCTAGAAGATTTTTTCTTGCCACGAAGAGAAGGTGGTAGAGGAACAGAAATCACTACATTACCTGGCGGAGAAAATCTTGGTCAGATAGATGATATAATATATTTTCAAAGGAAATTATATAAATCATTGAATGTTCCAATTAATAGATTAGAACAGGAACAACAGTTTAGTATAGGTAGAAGTACTGAAATTTCTAGAGATGAAATTAAATTTAAGAAATTTGTTGATAGACTTAGAAAACGATTTAGTGATTTATTTAATCAATTACTAAGAACTCAACTAATACTTAAAGGTATTATTACCGCTCAGGATTGGAATGAGTGGAAAACATATATAGCCTATGACTTTATTAAAGATAACTATTTCTCAGAATTAAAAGAAGCAGAAATGTTACGAGAAAGGTTTGAAATGTTAGGTACAGTAGACGAATATGCAGGTAAGTATGTTTCTATTGAGTGGATCTCGAAGACTATTCTTAAAATGGATGATGATTCCATGAAAGAAATGGAAGATCAAATTAAAGCTGAAAAGGAAGCCATGGGCCCTGACGGCGATGATGTGGTTGACTTTTAAATTGTTATAAATATATACTGGGAGATTATAATAATGACTATTGAAGAATTAATTAATAATGTAGGAAAGGGTGATACTATCGGAGCTGGTAAGGCATTTGATACCGTAATCGGCCAAAAAATGCAAGTTGCTCTTGATGCAAAGAAAATAGAAATTGCATCTAAAATAGGTAAACCTACAGAGGTTGAGGTTGAAGTTACAGCTGAAGAGGAATAGTTAATGGGAGATAGGCTATAATGAGACTAATATCTGAGTATCATGATAGTAACCTTCAGGTTATTACAGAAAGTAAAAAGGATGGCGGCAAAACATACGTCATTGAAGGCGTGTTCATGCAGGCCGATAAAAAGAACAGAAACGGTAGAGTATATGGAAAAGCAATACTAGAAAATGCCGTTAATAAATATGTAAAAGAACAAGTAAAGACTGGTAGAGCGGTTGGTGAGTTAAATCATCCAGAAGGGCCGACTATCAATCTTGATAAAGTTTCACATAAGATCACAGAACTTAAATTTGAGGGAAGTGATGTTATAGGAAAAGCATCAATATTAGACACCCCTATGGGTAAGATCGTTGAAGGTCTGCTTGAAGGCGGAGTTAAGCTTGGTGTATCAAGTCGTGGTATGGGAACTCTTGTAAATAAGCAAGGTACGTCACATGTTGGAAAGGATTTTATGCTTTCCACAGTCGATATCGTTCAAGACCCTTCGGCTCCAGGGGCATTTGTCAATGGAATTATGGAAGGTGTTGAATGGGTATGGCAAAACGGTGCACTTTGTCCACAAGAGATTGAAGAAATTGAGACTGAAATAAAGGAAGCTCGAGGTATGCGTTCATCGAATATCGAGATTAAAGCTTTTAAGAATTTCCTCTCTAAACTTGTAAATTCTTAAATAGGAGAATACAAATGTCAATAGACGAAAATAAACTAGAAAATGAAGAACTAGTAGTCGATGACATATCAGGAAATGCTGAAGAGCTTGAGAACAACGATCACTATCGCGTTGAAGATATTGATGAAGCTAAGGTAAAGGAAAAAGATGATGATGACGACGAGGAAGAAGTCGAGAAGTCTGACGATGAGGAAGACGACGAAGATGAAGAACCCGAAGTCAAGGAAATTGTCGTTCCTAAAACTAAAGCTGGAGTTATTCAGGCAGCAGTTGATATGCTGAAGGCCGCTAGAAAAGAAGATGCGCAAAAAATCTTTGCTAAAATGGCGAAAGTTGACGAGTCCGAAGATGATCGATCCGTTGATACATCAATCAAATCTGGACCACAAAAGAAGGCTGACCTTAAAGCGAAAGCTAAAGTAGAGGCCGTTGATTTTGAGGAAGATTTGGATGCAGTAATCGCTGAAGAAGCAACTTTATCTGATGGATTTCGTGGCAAAGCTGGTGCAATTTTTGAAGCTGTACTTACTAGTAAGTTGGCTCATGAAGTTGAAAGGCTTGAAACAGAATACGCGCAGAATCTTGAAGAAGAAATTTCTGATGTTAAAGGCGATTTGGTCGAGAAAGGTGATTCTTACTGGAGCTATGTTGGCACTAACAGGATGATACAAAATAAAGTTGTAGTAACGGAAGGTGTTAGGACTGAACTTGCTGAAGAATTTATGATTTCTTTACAATGAGTGTTCAAAGAACGTTAGAACGATG